TGTAAGTCCCGCAGTCTCAGTGGCGTGCATCTGTACAAAATAAGCTGACAGGAAACCTAAACGGTCGATCACGCCACTACCGGCTCCGGCGCTCACATGCGCAGTTGTGGCCCCTGCTGAAATGCTGGTTACTATGCCGTGTCTTTTTATTACTTGTTCTGTTAATTTTCTTCTCATGAAAATACCTCCTTAGATTAAATTGAAATTCAAAAGGGGCATATAGCCCCTTAATTATGATGTCGGATAGTTCCATACTAGGAATGCTTCATCGTGCCGCAGGGCCATGTCATGCTTGGAAGTGATTCTCAGTACGGTTTGGTCCTGGGTAAATGCTGACTGATAGCTGGACCCGTCATACCACGAAGCTTCCTTGGAAGCCATGAACTCAAAACCCATTTCGTCACCGAACAGGAACTCGGAGAAGTCGCCAAGGAATATGTCAAAATATGTAGTGCCTGCGGTGCTGTTCGCGGTCGTAATCTGGTTAGAAACTCCGAACGGGAATCCTTCAAGCGTTCCTTTCCGCATTTCGTCGCGGTAGATATATTGGTTGGTAGTGGTTTTCAGGTTGTACAGCGCACTCCAGATTTTACTGTTGAAAATCCAACCTGGTTTCAGCATCGGTACATTGGTGTTCATAAGGTCGCCTACCATAGTTCCGATAATGTCTGCGGAGAGAGTGCCTGTAGCAGACGCAATAGTTATATTGGCAGTATCGATGCTTAATTTGATACCAAGCGGGGTATACGCTGTTCCGGCTCCGTACATAGCTGTGTAGTCGGTTTTCAGCTTCATCTGATTAATCATGTCATCCCTGACCATTACATCGGCTGCGTATGAAGCGTTCCGGATTAAGTCATTGGAAACAGGGACGAGCGTAACGAGTCTTTTGGAACTCAGCTTGACGTTTCCGAAGGTTTGTTGAGACTTAGTAGCATCCTGGCTCTCGCCTACATAGTAAGAGGTGGCCCCACCAGTCAGTTTAGGCATGTTCAGGTTTCCTCCCGGAATTGGAACAAGTCTGGCGCCGAGCTGCATAACGACGGTTTTTGACAGCAGGAGAGGGATTATCTCATCACTGTAACGTTCTCCGATAAGGAACCCACCTTCGCTAGGGGTTGTAGCTGACAAGTCCTTTAACAGTGCGTGTACTTGCTTGTCGTTAGGATACATTGCTTTTGAGGGTTGCTGTCCACCGGTGGCAATAGCTAATGCGCCTTCCGGGTCGTTCTTGGCAATGCACATACATTTAATCGCCCGAGCCATTGTCAGACCGGCGTCTTTCTGTTCCGGTACTTGGGGTTCTTTTTGTGTCTGTACAAAAATGTCTTCGTGTTTGCGTTGTGTTTCTTGTAAAGGTGCAATTTGTTCCTTTACAGTATCTGTTATCATGGTTTTCAGTTCGTCAATCTTCATAACTATTTACCTCCTTGAATTTGATTTTTTACTGCTTCTTGAATTATTGTCTTGAGTTCCCCGGGTTCAATGTTTAGTTCAATATCATCAGGGTCTTTTGCAGGTTCTGGTGACTCTATAGCATCAAGGTCTATTTCATCCTTGCTTGCATCGGTGGCAGGGATAACGGGTGTTTCTTGCTTCTCCAATAAAATAGACACCTGACCTTTTAACTCGTCAAGTGCCTGTTTAAGTTCGTCCGACATCTCAACTGTTACGCTGAGTTTGTCTGTGATTTTTGTTTCATCCGGGTCCGCCGCCAAGGCCGTCATGTTTGTTGTCGTCGTAGGTTCATCGTCCGGCGTCATTGGTATTGTGCCTTCGATAAATTCCTTAAGCTTGTCCCCGCAACCTTTCATAGTACCGTGGCATTTGTGCAGGTCATTATGTATCGCCTCGAGTGTTTCGCGGTTCTTTGCCGACAGCATGGCCCCGGTTTTTTGCTTATACGACTTAGGCACATAAACCTCATCCAATTCCACGCCTTCGCTTGTCAGTGTAGCTACTCCGTCCCTAAATTCGTATTGGTAGAGATAATATTTGTCCATTTTTTCAATGATTACGTTACCGCTAGGATACCTGATGGGGTAAAGGTCTTCAATGTAAGGTCCACCACGTGCGTAAATATCGGCAGGGTTAATTGCATTCCAAAGTGCTTCAAAAATGTCGTGTACGGACGGGTTGCCTTCTAAGTCAGCCTTCTTGGTTTCTGTTCCGGTAACGGTCTTTACTTCTTCTGGAAACATTTCTTTTATCTCAGCTTCGGTGTAATCCTTGAACTCTGGTGCCTCTTTGTCAAAATCAGCATAGTGTTGGGCCAAGTGTTCATAAATGCCCTTCCGGTCATCTTTAGGTATCTCAATTCCGCCCCTCGCGCCAAGAAGTGCGCCCATAGCCGCAGTTACTCCGCGCCAAACTGTCTTTTTGTCTGCCTTGTGGTGCGGAAGCTTGTATGCCCCTTTGTTCTCGGCGTTTTCTTCGTCATACCAGGCACACATAATTTTTAGGTCGTCCACTTCTGCAGCAGCGGTTTCTGCCGGACCGTCCCATGCTTCGCCTTCATCAGCGAGAGGATATTTTTTGTATGGGATTACTTTTTTGTTTTGCAATTGATTCAACTCCTTTTCGTTGATTGTCGTTAATGATTTGTATTGGACGTCATTAATTAGTCCCTTATCTTTAAAGCTAAGAATTTCTTTGTCAGTTATCTTGCTCATGCTTCTTAGTTCCTGTAAAGCCAAGGGGTTACAAGGAACTTCCACGATCGAGAGCTCAAGAAGTTCTTGCGAAGAATAAATTCGGCCCCTCATCCATTCCGGCATATCTTTTACGGCATCATCACTTCTGGCGGTAGATTCAATTCCTATAAACCCAACACTTGTTGCTATCGATTTTCCAAGTTTCGCGCAGGTCTTGGCAAGGCAATAAATAAAGTCAGAGAATTTGGCATCTTCATGGGCAAAATCAGGGTTGCTTGACAATTCCTCGACCTTCGGGAAATAAACATCAAAAAGCAAATTTTTGTTCACTAAATCCTTTTCAACATTTACACAAACACCAACCCTGGGCTTGTCGTATTCATGCCCGTATAATATCGGACCGCTTTTGTTGAAGTTGTCCAATGACCAACCCGAAACTAACAAAATATCATTATCCCTGTCAGGTTTTTCACAACTACCGACGAAGCGAAGGATTCTGCTTTCCTCCTCTCCCACTTGTTTGACCTCAAAATTTAACACCTTATTAACTCTATCCATAATTAACAACCTCCTTAAGTTTTGGCATTAAAAAAGCACCCCTACTTAGGATGCTAAATTTATAAATTCTCCGTTTTTATATCGTTGCTTGAATTCCAGTAAATCTTCATATGTTGCCTTCGACCCATAAATTTGGTGAAATTTTGTATGCAACTCTTTTTTTATCACCCTGCCAAGATTTACTGTATGTATTTCAGTAATCTTTTTTACAACGGCGTTATATTGTTCGGTGGATAAATCTCCACTATTTTTCTTTATATCTATTTCCAATTCGTTTAAAATATCATTTCTTATAATATGAAAAGGAATGATATGATGAGATATTAATTCTCCGCCCTTTTCGCCACTAATAAAACACATATAGTTGTTTTCCTTTTTTACTTGGCAACTCCACTTTCTAATAGTTCTGCGGACAAATATACTAATTGGGGTAATTCCGCCTTCCCACGTCCAACTATTTTCCCCTCTGTAATATTCTTTTTTGCATTCAACGCTACATAATTTACCACCGTTTTTCTTGTTACTTGCGCGGCATGGTGTGGCATAAAATTCTTTACCGCAATTCAAACAATATCTGTTTTCTCCGTTCATTGAGGCTTTTGCTTGACACTTTTTCCCACAATATTTTCTTAATGCCCCGTCTCCATTGTTTTTGCCCCCATTTTTTACCTTAAACTCTTTGCCGCAACATTCGCATGTCATTATTACTATGGATTCTAATGTTTTATTTTCTCCTGCACACTTTTTACTGCAATATTTACACCCATCCTTTTCTATCTGACTAGGAAATGCTTCAAATTCAATCCCACATATTTGACAAATAACTTTTATCTTTTGTCTTTCTGCACCCCATTTTTCACGTTTTCTTATATTTTTATTAACACATTCCCTACTACAAAACCCTTTTATTCCGGGCCTTGCTTTAAATTCTTTTCCGCATTCCAAGCATGTTAATTTTAAATATTGATATCCATGCCCTTTACCCTTTTTTATGCTCTTGTTCCTACATACTATAGAACAGTATTCCGCCTTTCTCTTTTTTGCTACATACGGAGTGATGGTAAATTCCTTACCGCAATGCTTGCACTTTCTAATTTCGTTATTAACCGATTTCATTTTATATCGGCATTCTTTACTGCAATATTTTTTACCTTTTCTACCTATATCAATAAATTTATTATTGCAACAAGGACAGATTTTTTCAGTAGCATATTTTTTAATTTGGTTATACCTCTTGGCCGTACTTCTTCCGGCACAAAGTGCGGAGCAATATACTTGCCTTGGATTTGTATACTCAAACTCTTCCCCACAAAACAAACACTTTTTAAGCATAACAAAAATACCTCCTGTCGTATTATCCTGATTTCATTTTGTGAGGCCGGTTCAGGAAAACCGTTTTAACAGGGTAGCTACTCCCTGTGCCTCACATGTTTATTATACTATGAATTTGCTTACATTGATACCGCCTCCCGCGATTTAAGCAACTACTTCGTCCTCCCACCTTGAATTGATTAAGTTTGTCGATTTTATGTCCACAATCTCAAAATGCTTTAGTAAGGCCCGTCTAAATTCGGCTGTGATTGCCAAGGTATCCGCTTGGCAGGACTGTAATTTTAGATAGTCAATCTTATCAAGTAACATGAGCAACCTCCTTTAAATTTTGTATAAAAGCACTCAGGTGAGTGCTAGTCAGGCAAGACAGGCAAAATTGTGCACCTGCAATTGGGAGAACTTGGTGCATCCTCCCCGTTACTGAATAGGTCGTCTATTCC